TTCATGCCGGAATAGGCTGAGCCGAGCTGACCGAAGCCAGTCGATCCCATGTTGAACAAATTGCTGTTCGCCGCGTCCTTGCGCTGCTGGAACGCCTGATATTGCCGCGCGCCAAGGTCTCCGATCGTGTTCCCGAGGGTCTGCTGATGGATGCCGGAGCCGTAGCGCCCTGCCCCGCTGGCGCCTGCGTTGACGGTGTTGCGTGCTTGGTCGACGACCTGCTGGAAGCCGGGATCAGAATTGATGTCAAAGCTGCCATTGGCAACGGAGCGCGTGTTGTTGAGCGCCTCAAGCTGGCCGGAATTGTAGCCGCCGTTGTTGATGACGCCTTGAAGCTGGCCGGATAGCCCGTTGCCGCCAAGGTTGGCGTTGGCGGAATCGGTGATGGCGTTCTGTCCCTGGATGGTCTTCTGATCCCACGGAACGACGGTGGATTCGCCGTAGACTTTGGCCCCTACACCTCTGTCATAAAGGCTCTGCGCAGCGCCAATGCCCTGCTTAAGAGCGGGCTGCGCTGCCTTCCACGGTTCGCTGTTCGATTGCGTGGTTGTTTTGCTTCCGCCACCGTTCATATCTCTACCTCGTAGACAACCCGCAGTTTTTTCGCGGTCGGGAAAATTCGCGTCCAGCCGGACCGGCCATCGCAAACGATGCTTTTCGCGCCGCCATTGGTCGCCATTCTGGTGACGAAGCCTTTTGCCATGGAGAGCCACTGCCTCATTTCATCACCCACAAGGGCGAGCACCCGCAGCACCTGCTTTCCAGACCAGTTCTGAAACTGCGTGATGAGAGCCGCGATAAACCCGTTTTCGTCGTAGATTAGGACGAGGAACGCCTGACCGGACCGGCACATCTGCCAAAGGGCACCCGATGACAGATCGCCGCCGGATTCATCGCATGAGGCTTGCAGTCGCTCAGCAAAGGTGGACCAAACGGCATCAACCTGAGCCGAATTCGCTATCTCGATCTTCATTGCGAGCGAACTGGGCTGACTTCGGCGATGACGGACACGACATGCAAGGCATTGGCCGTGCCGGCGATCACCTGCAGCGTCCACCCATCGGGCAGCTGGACATTATGTTCCTTGATGAACAGCGTGGTATGCGAGGCGACCGGGAAGACGTCGTAGATCTTATAGATGTTCGTTCCATCGGTCATTTGCAGCGTGAAATTGGCGCTTGAGGCGCTGTCGTTGCACACCGACATGCTATCAAGGGAGCCTCGGAGGTTTGTGATTCCGGTGTAAATGCCGATCGTGCCGGTCGTCGTCAGATCCTTGCAGATCGTCTTCACATTGGCGATGAATGGAATATTGACACTCATAGGCCACCACTCGGGATGCCGTTGACGTTCAAGGCGCTGAGAGCCGACCATCCATCTTCAGCCGGGATAATGGCGCGGAAGGCGTGCAGCCTGCCATCGGCTCGGAAATCGAACATGAACGACCTGCTGTTTCTGGCCTGCTGTGCCGTCCATGTCGGCGTATCGTCGTGCGAGTCCAGTATGCCGATCGCAATCGTAATCCCTGGGCTGTCACTGATCGCCCTCAACCCCGATACGAAACTGCGGCTACCAGGCGAGAACTCCGTCTGTCCCGTCTCGATCGTTGCCTGCTGCGGCAAGCCGGTGAAGAAGCCAAGCCGGAAAGAAGCGTCAAAACCCGCAAAGGAGGGCGGACCACCGCCGTAAGCCGAACTGTCCAGCGAGAATGGCAGCAGGTCGATCGACGACGATATCGCGTCGAGGTCTTCGAGCGTCTTGGCCGAGGTGGCGAACACTCCGAGACCGGTAACGATCGTGTCTGACTGGAACCAGCGGTCCAACTGCCAGGCATAACCGAGGATGTAGCCGTTCCCGCTTGCATCCTCATAGCGCCACATGACCACCTTGCGGAATGGATCATAGACGCCCTTGATCTTAGAGCGTGTCCCGTCTGTCGTGACCGTCTGTATCCAACGATCGACACGCTCAGCCCCGATCGGAGTAGCTGAAGCGCCGCGGTAAAAGCCGGTATCGGAGTAATAGACGAAATCCCCACGGCCGATATCAACCAGAGACAAGGGTGCGGCGCATCCCCGTCCCTCTGCGAATGGCGAGAAGGTGAAGACATAGCCGGACGACGGATCGAAGATCATCGAGCGGAAGCCGGAGCGGAATGCCAGAGTGGCGCCAGAGCCATTGACGCTGATCGCCTGGAGCTCCTCGCCATCGGGAAAGCTGTTCGTGTCGCAAAGCTCTTCGCCTGGCACCCACTGCTCGGAATTGTTGATGCCGGACCAGTGAATCGCCGCAGCGTCGTTGTTAAGCTGGAACAGGGCCACGAAATCGCCGATCACCTTGACGAAGCGGGCCTTTGGCGGGGTTCCCGGCAGATCTGCGAAATCCGTGCTCGTTCCGATATCGTAATATTGCACCACGTCGTTCAGGTTGGTGGCGATGATGCGGGCTCCGAACACGTCGAAAGACCACTCGTCTCCATCGGGAACCGCATATGGAGCGCTTGGCCCCGAGACATCCGTCAGCGTGCCGTTGTTGTTGACCAGATAGAGGCCGGTAGCCGTGCCGGCGATCGTCACCTGCACGCCGGTCGACAGTCTTGCCGTGATCGAGCCGCGCGGGGCGCTTGCCAAGGCATTCGCCAGCGGGACAAGCGAAGGCATCGGCCCCCAGCCATCGGCGATCGGCAGCGCGTTAACAGCAACCGCCGTTGCGGCGCTATTATAGGGCGCTTTGTCCGGTTCGAATGGGGGGAAAGAGACAATCACGGCGTCAGCATTCCCATGCGGGTGCCTACCTTGGCGTAGGTGCTGAGTTCGTTGGTGAGGTTCAAACCGTCGATCGTGGAGGCTACGATTGCCTGCGAGCGAGAGAGCAGACCGTCGTCCTTGTTGAACATCGCCAGGTGCATCAGGCTTGCATGCAGATAGAGCATTGGCAGCTTGGCAAGCAGCCAATTGCTGGTAACACTGTCCGAAAGATCGGGGATGGCGGCAAAATAGACGAGGTTCACGTCAACACCTGACGTCGGAAAGGCATAGATCGTCGATCCGGTGATTGAAAACGTGTTGGATAGGCCGGCCGCCCCATCGGCATAGGCGCCATTGGTGTAACTGTCGGTGGCATAGGAAAGCGGTCTCGGGAATGAGGCCATGGATCGCGCGGTCTTGTACTGCAGGTAGTCTGTCGGAAGCGCGCCGACGCCGTTCGTCATCGTGATAGCCGCCAGCGTCTCCATCTCGCGGACCCGCAGCGGTGCAATGCCTTGGGCTGGGACGCCGTAGTTGAAGCTGTCCGTGGCGAACGCGATGAAGTTTGGCACTTCAGCCGCAGTCGCAGCATCGGATCGCGCGCCCCAATTCAGGACGGCGGTTTGAAGACCGGCATAAACCATCAGATTTTACCTTTGAATGTCCGGTAAGGGCGGGCATGATCGGAATTCAGCCACCAGCGGAAATGGTCGCGGTCGCCTTCCTTGATCTTTTCCATGATCTGGTGCTGCGTGCTGTAAAGCACGTTCAGCGGGATGCGGCCGACGACCTGACCGTCACCCCAGCGTTTGCCTTCGCTCTCGGCATAGAGGCGCTTATTGTCCTCGACGAGTTCGTCATCCGCGAGGAACTCAGTCTTGATGACCTGTTTCCCATCGGGGAGCATGGCAATCCAGTAACGATGACTGGACGTCTCCCGAAGAAGCGTCCAGTCAAGGTTGTCGGCGCCGCGAAGATCAACGGATCGGGTCATTGCGTTCGGCGATCTTCTTTTCGATGACGGACTGTGCTTCGGCAACCGGCAAGCCGACGAACTGGCCGGCCATGACCTTGGCGCGCTCTTCGTCATTGGGCGGGCGATAGACGCCGCCTTCGCCCTGGATCTGGAAGTCCGGGCTGATCGGGCGGTAGTTTCTGACCAGCTTGACCGGGAAGAGCTTTTCGGCCGACTTCACCTTCTGCTTGATCTTGTCCATGCCGGGGTCTTTCTTGAACTCCGGCTGCTCTTCGTCGACGGGAACGAAGCGTGCTTCGCCCTGCGGCTCATGGAAGCGCCCGTCCTGGGGTTCGTTTGCCGCCATGGTTTCGGCGCCTTTTTCCTCAATGGCCTCGCGGAGCTTCTGGTCGCTCATCTTTCCATCGACTGCCAAGCCCATATTGCGGGCCTGCTTTTCGAGATCAACGCGGCTCATGACCGTGTCCTTTCAAAAGGGGTGGATTCCCCCGTAACCAACGATTGACGGGGGAATTTGTTTCGTTAGACGGCGCTTGAGAACGGTGTCGCCTCGGTGCCGGTTGCGGAGCCGATGACGGTGACGGACCAGAGGCCGGCCGCAACGTCCTTCAGGATGACCCGATCGCCCTTGATGCCGCCCTTGGTGGAGCCGTCCATGGTGATCGTGTCGTCGGTGGCGCCGGTTTCCCATGCGTTCGACGTCGAACCACCGTCAGCCGCCTGGATGGCGAGGCCGGACATGATGTCCGTCGAATTCGCCACCTGAATGATCAGGCTGTTGCTGGTGATGGTCGTGCCGACGACGAACTCGAAGATCGAGCCGTAGCCGAGTGCAGCGGGCAGCGTGAAGGTGATGCCCGCGGCGCGGTTGGCCGTGATGACCGTACCGCTGTGCGCTTCCGCCGTAAGGGTGAGCGGAGTAGTGGTGATGTTGATTGGCTGCATGCGATCCATGATGTTTGCTCCTCAGCTTGCCGACGTCATGCCGAAGATGTCGGCGATGACCGCATGAGCGGCTTCGTTGTTGACGACCAGCGTGTACTCGACGAGCAGAACCTTCTTCTCCTGGTCGCCGGTCTTGGCCGGGTCTTCGCGGTGGATGTCGCGGAGAGTGCCGAGCTTGGCCATGGACGGATCGATGAGGAAGGCGTTGCGGGCGATGGTGGCGCCGGCACGAGCCATCTGGCGGTTTGGAACGACGGCGAGAGTGCCGAAGTCCGACAGGTAGGCATCAGCAGCCGCGACAATCGTGGTCTGACTGTTCTTCGGCGTCTCAAAACGCTGAGGCGCTACGTTGGCATCGCTCATGAAGGTGGAGAACACCGTCTTTGCGTATGGCGACAGCATCAGGGTCGTGGGGTTACCGCCCGCGACATATGCTGCCGAGATCGCCGAGTCCAGCAGGGCCTTTGTCAGCGCACGCTGCGTGCCGTTGGTTGCCGCGTCAACAAGACCGGTTGTCGTGTTGAAGCCGCCGGATGCGCCGCCAGCGCCGAGAAGGTCGTTGGTAGCAAGCCATGCACGCATGCCGCCGAGTTTGCGGTTGGATGCCGCGTTGCCGGCGCCGGCGGACGAAGCCTGGTTGGAAATCAGCGTGACTTCCATGTCGGTCTTCAGTTCCTGGCCCTTCTTGGCAATCTCGCGGGCCATTTCCGACTTGCGGCCAGCCTTGGACACGACGTCCTGAGTGCCGGAGATTGAGATGCGCTTGTCGGAGATCTGGCAGTAGTTGCCAACGCGGGTCGTCGGAACAACAGCCTGGAAGATCCAGTCGTTGCCTTCCGGCTGGTTGTTGTTCGGGTCAGGGTTGGCGAGAGTGTCGGTCTGCCATTCCGGGTGAACGCCTTCCACCGACTTCTTGCCGATCATCGAGAGGAAGGGCGTTTCGTCGGGGGTGATGAGATAGATCTGATCGGCGAGCGTTTCGCGGTTGCCGACCGCATCATAGGTTTCGAAGGTGTTTGATGGCTGTGCCATGGGCTGTGTTCCTTAGAGGAGGGCTTCGATTGCTCGGGCGGCAGCGTCGATGCTGCCGGACTTGCGAAGGCTCTCGAAACGGCCTTGGCGGTCTCTTTCCTGGACAGTCTGCGGGGCCATGCGCTGTTGCTGCACAAGCTTCGGCTTGGCCACGACCTGCTTTTGCACGGTGGCGGCTTTGGCTTTCAGCTTCTGATAGGCGATGGCGTCATGAAGGATCTGCATGTATCGGGCGTCAGCAATCTGGCTCACCTCTTCCGGGGTGACGCCGTAGACCGTGCCGCCGATGTCTGCGATGTCCTTCTTGAAGGCTTCCCGCTTCCCGTCATCCTTGAGATGCGGGAGCTTTTGAACGAGCAACTGCTTCTGGGTGGCCATGAACTCGGCCTGCTCGGCTTCGCGCTGCTCGGTCGTCTTCTGCTCTTCCTGCTGCTTTTGCTGCCACAGGGAGTTCAGCATCTTCATGCGTTCCTGATAGTGGGCCATGTCCTCGATGTACCCAACCGGGTCATTCGGGTCATAGACCGGCTCTTTCGGAACGATCAGATGCCAGTTTTCCAGGATTTGTTCGCGCTTCTGGCGGATTTCGTTTTCCGCTTCGCTCACCTTCCGCTGATGATCTTCATGCAGTGCAATGCGCTCTGCCTTCAGTTCCTCAGTTTTCTTGGTGAAAACACGCTGGAACATGTGGTTGGTCTTGAGATCGGCGATGCTTATCGTCGTGCCGTCATCCAGTGTCACCGTCGCGGTGTCTGGAATGGCCGCCGGGGCAACGGGCTCCGCATTCTCAGGCGCATCCTCATTTCCATCGTCAAGTGCCGACAACAGTGCGTCGTCTTCGTCGCCAACTGGCGGTTCGGTGACTTCGGCTGCCGGTTTCGCCTTTGCATCTTCGACGCTGTCCGTTTCCGGGACGTCTCCAAGAAGATTCTCAATGGCACTTACACCCTCGTCGAAAGACATCGACACAGGGGATGCGTCTACGGACCCGCTAGGGGCTGTCGTATCAGGCATGGGTTATGTTCCTTGATAGGTTCAGACGGCCTTTATGGGCCGACGCACTTGCGACGACTGGATCATCGCCTGCATCTCTGCCGGGAAGACGTCGCATACCTTGGCGAACGCCTGCAGGGTGAGGATGAGTGTCTTGTCATCGGCATTCGTCTTGACGAGCTGCTCGATGGCGTTGCTGCGGATGCGAGACAGAACCTCAAGAAACACCGGGTCTTTAGCGAGGCGTTCAGCTTCCTTGGCGAGGAATTCCTTGTCCATCAGCCAGGCTCCCCACCGGTTCGGACATCAGACGAGACCTGTGCGTTCTCGTTCTTCTGCCCCATCTCCGCCAATTCGCGCTTCAACTGCAATTCGGCGATGAGCTGTTCACGCTTCAGGTTGATCTCAGCGACGAACTGCTCCTGCTTCAACTGGAACTCCATCTGCATCTTCTGCATCTGGATTTGCGCGTCCTGCTGCATCTTCTCGCGCTCAAGCTGCATATTCGCTTCGTTCTGCATGGCGGTCATTTGAAGCGTGGACTGCTGGTCCTGCTGCTTTAGCTGCAACTCAGCCTGCGACTTCTGCATGTCTGCCTGAA